AGCATAAGCTTTATTTAATATATTTCTTTGTTTTTCTTCTTCTTCAAATCTCTTAGTCCAGTAATTACTCATTTAAATCAGGAACTTTTTTAGTTCCAAAATCTCCAGGATAAGGATCTAATTCTTTGTTTTCTTTTTCAAGTTGTTTTATTTCTTCATCAATATTGTTAACCCAAGGATGTTGAGTTATTATAGTTTTTTGAGATATGATACCAACACTAGACTTACAATTATTAATTGTTTCAGATTCATTAACTAAAACATCTCTATTAAATATTACATCAAGAGTTTCATTAACATTTAAAGCTTTATTTATGAACCACATCAATTCTTCAAAAGAAGCTTGAAATTCTACTTCCATTTGATTAGCATCTAAATCTATATCAGAATACATAGATTGAATATTCATCTCATTAGGATTATTTCCAAGTCTTTCATCTTTAGCATCAAAACCTCTTGCATTTTCTATTATTGCTTTTTTAAGTAATTTAATTATTAAAGCATAGTTTTCAGAGTTAACTTCTATCTGTAAAGCTTCAAGTCCACCTTTTCCACCATCAGTATTAGTAACTTTTACTGCTCTATATGTAGCTAAGTTTCTTCTAAACTCTCCTAAATTTTCTCCATCATAGTTAGTTAAGATTAAAATTGTACTTCCAGCATCTTCCATCATATTATCTTGAAATTTAGAAATTATCTCATTTAAGGCATCTTGTAAGCACTTAACTCTACATATCAAAGGTTGCTCTAAGTTGTTGCTTCTAAAAGGAATTAATGGAACTTTTCCCCAGTTGTATGTTTCTTCTCCTATAGCTATATAGTCTGAATGTCCTAAAGGTTTCAAACTATCATTCCAAATAAAAAAGTCTACTCCATTTCCTGAGTAAACTTCTACTTTTTTAACTGGAACTAAACTATTATGTTGGAACTCTAAGACTTCATATAATCTTATAACTAATTCTAATTCATCTTTATTGTTATCTGTCCATATTGGTAATATTTCAGAAGGTTCAAATTTTCTAAATTGTAATTCACCTTTTTGGTTAAAATATGGATATATCCAACCTATACCACCATTAAGACTATCCTCTCCTAAATTTCTTAAAGTTCTTAGAAACTTATTACCAAATAATTTTAAAACATTTTCATTTTTACAAATAAAAGTTGGTTTCTTAGCTAAAAAATAATTAACTTTTTGGTCAACCATTTTTGAATATTGATTATCCACCAGTTTAGAATTAACTAAGTTATCAATATCTTCTAATCTACCACCTTCTACTATTGCTTTTCTTTTTTTACTTAATATGTCATGACTTCCTTTGTAATATCTTTCTCCATTCACCTGGTCCACTCTAGTTTTTGAAGAAAGCCATTGACTTATTAAATACTCAAGTTTTCTAATCTCCATATTTTCCACCTTTGGCTTTTTAAAAAGTTTTTTTATCCATTCCCACATTATTAACTCCTATTCAAAAGATAATCCTGATATTTTATTACATTTCTCAGCTATCCCTGTAAGGACATCAGGAGCATCATCATGTTTATTTTTTCCTTCCTTCTGATAAGTAGTTATAGCTTTATAAAATTCAGGCCACCTATCAGCCCAGTTAACTGGGAAATAAATATGTTCCATAACCCAAGTTGCATTAGATAATATTCTAGCTCTTTTATTTTGTGTTTGATGAAACCATCTAACTTTGCAACGATTACTATTATATTTTTCTAATAAATGTTTATCTACTGCTCTTGCAAAACCTCTACCACCATTGTTGGATTCTATATCAGCTTCTTTTATATTATTCTCAATTAATATTTTAGCAGTTGCTGGCTCTGTTATCTCCATAGGCTCTTTTGTATATAGAACATCTAAAATATATGCTTCTTTGTTATATACCCCATAACAAATAGAACATAAATAATCTTCTCCAGTATCAGCTGTATCTGTATAGTTTTTATATGCTGTAAATAATAAATTGTTATTTGAATCCATAGGCAACTGATTATATGTTTTTATACTGCTGTATAATCTACCTTTCACATCAATAGGTTCTTGTTGGTAGTTAGCTGAAGCTATTTCTGGTCCCATAGCTTTTGCTTTTGATAAATAAGATTTATAACTTAATATTTCATCACAAAGCATAGTACCTTTATCATCTTGAACAGCTTTCATTTTTATATGTTTTACCTTTTTCCCTTCTGCTTTATAATGTTCTATTGCTCTACCAGCTAGGTCACCACTAACCCAACGAGTCATTATAATTATTATTTTTCCACCTTCTTCAAGTCTTGAAAGCATTGTTTGTGAATACCATTCCCAATGTTTATCTAAGACATTAGCATTGTAAGCTTCTTCTGCATTTTTGATTAAGTCATCTATAATCATCAAACTACACCCAAACCCTGTAGCAGTTCCACCAGGTGCAGTTGCTAGATAGTTATTATATCCACCTTCTAAACTCCAAAGGTTCATAGCACCATCACCTTGTTTAATAGTTACACCAGGAAATATATCTGAAAAAATTATTTTATCTTTATCAGCTTTTACTTCTTGTATAGTATTTCTAACATTCTTTGAAAAAGTAGTTGATAAAGTTTCATTATAACTTCCTGTCATAATTTTTGCATTTATATCTCTACCAAGTAACCACTCTACTAAATTTCCTACTGTCCTTGACTTTCCATGTCTAGGTGGAAGGTTTAAAATAAGAACTTCATCATCACTTGTTAGAAAGTTTTGTAAGTCATTACATAAATTCACTAAAAATTTTCTCTCATATTTATAGAAGTTAGGAGCTTTTAAATAACAATAAAAAAAGAACTCACGTCTTGCAAGTTCTATTTTTGCTCTTCTTATTGCTTCTTTATTTATCTCCACTAAATATCACCTTTTTTAGTTCTTCTGTGGATAGCCCTTTAAATGGATCCTCTGTTTTTAATTCTCCTTTAACTTCTAGTTTTTCAGTAAACATCCCTAAGTGCCTACCTAACATCTCTAAGGCTTTTTCTTTATTGTAAAATGTTACTTCTATTCCAAATTTAGTTTCCTTAACTCCAGATATACATGCTTTTTGTTCTGGGCTTAACTCATCAAAATTTTTAATTATAACTCTATTATTGTTAAGATTAACTATACCAGTTCTGTCTGTAAAAGCTAGATTAGCAATCTCATTTAATACTCTATCTTGTGTTATTTCAGTTCTTTTTTCTCTTTCTTTCATTGCTGCTTGTATTTTTTCTTGAACCTTAGCATTTCTTAGCAATTTACTTGCATTAACAGCAGCTGTATTTTCATCTTTAACTTTATATCCTGCTCTGATATAAGCTTGTGTGCCATTCAAATCTTTTAAATATTCTTTTACAAATAAATCTTGTTTAGTCAATCTTTTTCACCTCCAATTTTATAAATAAAAAACTCTCACATAGGACGTATCCTGTACATCTAAGTACTGTGAGAGTATTGATGTTATTATGGCTGGGGATATTGGACTTGCACCAATGACATTTTGCTTAACAGGCAAACGCTCTAACTAACTGAGCTAATCCCCAATATGGCAAGACTTTTTTATAGTAGAGTCTTAAACTACTTTAAGGGAAAAATGCCTTTTAAAGCTCCCTAGCTATTTCATATGATAACATTATATATTATATAAAAAACACTTACAAGGGCAAAAAGGGTGCAAAAAAGGTGCATTTTATGAAATTAATTTATTTAATTTTTCCAAAATATCATTTTGAAATAGGTTTGTTGCTATTTCTTCAACAAGCAAACTTTTATTTCTTTTTACAGTACTCTCATCTATGCCTAATTTATTAGCTACTCCCTCAATTCTAAAATGCTGGAAGTAAATCAAGGAAATAATTTCTTCATATTTTTTTCCTTGAATAAAAGAAAGTCCATAATCAATAAATTCAATAAGTCCATTTATGTTTTCTATTTCCTTAATCCTCTCACTTTTTATAATCTCTATTTTTTCTAAGTCACTCAGATTATCCTTGTTAGTGGCTTTTATCTCATTTATAGAGTATATTTTTTTTAATTCAATACTATTCAAACTATTTTTTAAATATTCTTTTCTATTTTTTAA